AACACTAGTTCCTCTTGCGGCGATTACACTGTTTGTTCCACTGAAGTAAGCAGACATAAGCACAGGCTCAGTGTCACTTGCAGTGTATGGAACAACATTAGCATTCCATTTTAAATATCCATCTACACGTCTGTAACCGCCTTTAATATCTGGTTCAAAGTTAAGCAACTCAAGTGCCATACCCGGAGCCATATTGAATGTAGGCTGGTCAAGAACCAAACCACCTTCTAATGGAAAGTAGTAGGGAGATATGCCAGTTTCATCTGCCATTTAAAACTCCCTTAAAATCCGGCTACGTTTATGCCGTACCTTTGTGAATGCGGTATATAAACTGACCTCACATAATCTGTTCTATTTAATAATATAGACTGCATATATTTAATACCATCTTCAAAACGTGAAAAGTTAATACCATATTGCTGCGCTTCACCACGATATTGATAAGAAAATGCAGTTGCACCATCGACAATAACATATCTAAATTGTTCTGGAATTGCAGGCACATCTGTCGCATTTACTAATGCAGTAGGACGTGCAAAATATTCATATTTTAATTCGTATGTATTGTCAGGGTATGGGTATAATCCATAATTATTATCCGGTGTACGGAAAACATAAATAGGTACACCACCAGCACCTGACGTAGTTTCTTGGTCAATATATTTATCTACATATTCTTTATAGTCAATGAGACGTAAAGTAACACCAGAAACACCTAAAACATTATCTTTGCTAATACGAAAAGTTTCATAATCTACGTGCTGCGTTGCAGCCGGAATAGTATAGCGAGTTTGGTTTGCTACCAACACTTCAGTATGTGTACTGTGGCTAAAAGGCCATCCATACTCACGAGAATTAATATAATTAATGGCATCGTTAACAGCGTTTTGACATTGAATTTGAAATCCCCTTGCTGTAGTAAAACCAACAGTTGTCAAAGGCACTTCATTCATACGTGCAATAACTTCATTTGTTAATCCAACATAATCGTATGCCATATTAAATCCTTAAAATAAAGAAGTGAAGGGGCAAGTTATCCTGCCCCCTCACACTACATTAAGCTAAAGTGTCACGGTCTACTTCATCAGCAGCCATGTCACCAGCATCAGTTACATCCATGAGGACTGCCCAAACACGCAACTTACCAGCGGCAAGTGTACCTGTAAGAGTAGCAATCGTTACATCAATGTTGTCTGCAGCAGTCGCAATTAGCGGCTGGAATGCAGCAGCGTTATCTGCATATGTATCAGCAGCAGACTTTGCATTAAAGCCATCTACAAATACGTCAGCATCAACGCCAGTACCAATGTCAACAGTTGTTGCAGTTGCGTCAGTTGCAGTAACAACTTGCGCACCAGCATTCAGAATCATGGTTCCAGCAGGAACTGCAATGACAGGAATTACGTCAGCAGCAGCAAGAGCAGAACCCTTATCTGAAAGGGCTGTTGCAAAGTTCAGAGTTGTCTGAACCATGTACGGATTACGACCACGCTGTGAATTACCACGTGCAGTCGCTAGAGTGTTATCACCAAGAGCCATAACTTATCTCCCTTTCTTACACGAGGTTAATTTTGGCGTTTACAATTCCTTCAGGACGAAGAATCTTGCGGCCATACAGATGCATACCACGTACAATGTCAGCAAAGCTGTCAGGGTCGCGGTAAGTTTCGGTCTTGTTAATCTGCTCTGCAGTTGCAACAGCAGAATCATGACCACCAACAATCAAGCCGTAGTTTGATGCGTTAGTTCCACCAGTTGTGGAAGAACCAGTACCAATCTCAGGAAGGTTGTTAGAAACGTAAACACGGAAACCGTGCAGGTTGTTCAAAACCAGACCATTCATCAGACCTGAACCACCAAAGTCATTGTTGAACAGACGTGAATCTTCGTCCATCAAAATTTCTTTAATGATTGGGTTGATTACAAGCCAACGGCCTTGTGAGTCAACATTCTGTTGGTCAAGCTTACGAGCCATACGTGCAATAACCTGCAGAGGATATGCGTTACCGCTACCCAAAACTGCACCGTCATTACCGGCACGTGCTCGAATACCAATAGACGAGCCAGCAGAACCGCCAAAGTCATTAGCTTCTAGCTTCATGCTTGAAAGCAGTTCGTCTGAACCTGCAGTAGACACGGCCTTAGAACCGTTAACAGTAGTGTTAACAGTGTCTGGAGTACCATGAATTGCAGATTGTTTGTAACCAGTCAGGTAGCCAAGAACATCTTGGTCAAACTGGTCAGCGAGGCGATACGCAGCACGGTCACTTGCCAAAGATTGGAAGTTAACGTGTGAGTGTGCCTCTTCAATGTCATCAACCTTGAATGCAAAGTAGTTAGCTTTGTCAATTGTCAGGTTGAAATCTTCATCGTCAAGGTCTTGCGGCGTGATGGTTGTACCACGGGCATATGCCTTAACGGTGATTTCGGGTTCTTTGATAATCTTAACAGAATCACCCATCGCAGCAATTTCACCAAAATAGTCATTATTGGTGATAGCTTCACAAACAGCAGACTTGCGGAAAGCAAGTTGCACCTGTTTGGAATAAATTACTGGTGAGAAATTACCGTTAGGAAGATTACCGTACCCACTTGCAGAAGTGAATGCCATGTTGAAATCTCCTAGTTAGCATTTATTTCACAGATGCAAACTCACAAGACTAATCAGAGGCTGATTCGATTGGGTGCATATCTTAGTAAGATGGCCGTCCTACTATTCTATGGGCCAAGTTCGTCAGGTAATCCATAAGACATTGTTGTTTGCGTATTGTAGTATAACTATATTGCGCTATATAGTTATGCTATTATGACTATAGTTATACTTAGAAATAACTATTTGTCAACTCTTTTTTTATCTAGCGGAACCAGATACATCATAGACAAACTTACCGCTACGGATAGCTTCCATGATTTCGTCTGACCGCTTTTCATATTCTTGCGGCGACATCTTCTGTACCTGAGACTCTTTTAGATATGCAGACCCCTCATCTTCTTGAGGACGACTACGTGTATTTTTAGTAGATACAGACTTAGCTGCATCTTTGTCTGACCTAGATTTTTTTGTTGTAATGTTTCTGTCAGACTTGTACAAATCAATTGCACGAGAAGCCGAAAATGCATCATTATCATTGTCGTACAGTGCGTCTTGTACCCACTTAGGCTGGTCTTCTGCCCATTCGTGGAAATCATCACTTTCTCGTATGTCATTAAAATCTGGATGTAGTCGCATTAATTCCGCTTCAGCTTTTTCTTTTGTTGCGTTTTCCTGCATTTCATCAATCACCCGCATACGATCTTCAAGCGCACTTGCTTGTTCACGTGCTTTTTTCATGGCGATTGTTTCAACAATAGCTGCTACATCTGGATAATTTGCTGCCCATTGCTCGATGTCTTCATCTGACTTAGGTAGCTTCATTTCTTTTTTAGTAGCGTCATTTAATTGACGTTTTAAAGCATCAATCTGTTGTTTGAACTCTTCTGCTTGTTTTTGTTGATGCCTACGCAAATCAGAATACCGTTTTTTAAATGTTTTTTCTTCTGATGATGTAGGTTCAGCTTCTTCTGATCCAGAACTATCTTCGTCAGCTTCACCACGCTGTGTTTTTAACAGTTGCTCAAGTTCTTCTTCTTCCATTTTGCGTTTTTCTTCGTTAGTGTATTTACGATTTGCAAACGCAATTTTTTTCTCAGACTGCATTTCTTCAGCCATAATAGCAGCTTCTGCCATTTACTTCTCCTGTGTTGGGGCCAACGTAGCCACACCTGTCGGGGGTGGGGGATGGGTAGGCCAACTGATATAGCTGTTTAACGTGCAGCTAAACCACGCCTTGGTGCAACTACATTTCTAGGATCGGAAACCCGCATTCCAGAAAGTAGCTCTTCACCTAAAACTTTACGTAACACCATAGCATATGGCGTTCCTTTATTTTGACGAATTAAATCTTGTTCGTCTTCTGTCAAAGCCATAAAGCGTTCACGTATTTCGCTTTGTAGCTGCATCATTACTTCTTCTCTATCCATAGTATGCTGAACCTTTCTTTGATATTACGTGTTTAATAATCCATCCTGTCGGGTCAATATGATACCACTGTTTTGTAGTAGTATAATTTCGAGGGCTATCGTGGTGATTTTTGTGCCAGCCATCTCCCCAACTAATAATATTTATCCACCATACATTAGATGCTTTATGATTACCTACTGCATCTTCAGAGTGATTTACGTAATTTGTTAAACCCTGTGATATAAGTGTGCAGCAAGCAGGAAGACAAAACCCTACAACTAAACCAGTATACCCAAACAATACAAACAAACTAATGGCGTATATAAATGCAGGAAGAAAAGTATATTTATGCATTGTTACAAGAAACTTGTCTTTAAGCAAATCTACTACAGTCTTTGGCGAAAAGTTAACCTTGTACTGCAATGTGACCATTTTCAAGAAACCATCTTGTGCATTGTGCGGGTCTTCTTCTGTGTCCGACAGTTTATGATGCATACGATGAATACCTGCCCAGCCAATTGGGGAGCCAGAGCATGAAAGCAAACCAAAGATAGTACACAGTTTACGCAACCACTCATACTTAAACTCAAATGCTTTATGACTATAGTATCTGTGAAAAGTCATAATCATTCCGATAATATTCATTAGAATAAATATAACAGCCACTACACCTGCCTGTGTGTATGTCAGTCCATAAGAATATAAATAATACGCTGACACTAACAAATTTGTGTAAAATAGATATTGAACAGTTACAATTCTACTTTCAAATGGATTGAACATTACTTACTTACCTTTGTTAATACCCATCCCATAAGTCTTAA